ATGATAGACTTTGATACCTCTCACGGTATTAGAGATGAAAACGGAAACGAACAATTATTTTTTAGCACAACATCTTCAGCTGTAAACTATGTAAATGTTACAAACGCTGCCACAGGTGGTGATCCAAAAGTAGCTGCAGCAGGTGATGATTCAAACGTAGATTTAGCAATATCACCAAAAGGAACTGGTGAAGTGGTGGTTGGTACGGGATCAGCTGCTGCAACGATAACTTCAAGTGGTGCATATGATTTAATTTTAGACACAAACTCAGGAACAAACTCTGGTAATATTACAATTACAGATGCTGCAGATGGAAATATTACTGCAACACCAAATGGAACTGGTGTCGTAGCAATTGGGGGTAACACAAATCCAGGAACTCTACAACTTAACTGCGAGTCCAACTCCCACGGTATTAAGCTGCAATCTCCGCCGCATTCGTCCGGTCAATCTTACACATTAAAGTTCCCTACAGGTAACGTAACAGCAGACAGATTTTTAAAAGTAGATTCAATTACAGGTTCAGGAGCAACAGGTGTTGGTCAATTATCTTTCGCTGAAGTATCTGGTGGAACGTCTTGGCAAGCTGTAAAAACTTCAAACTTTGATGCAGTAGCAGGTGAAGGATATTTTGTTAACACAACATCAGGAGCTATTACAGTGACATTACCAAGTTCAGCGACACAAGGTGATGAGGTATCAGTTATTGATTATGCTGGAACAGCGGACACAAATAATATAACAATAGGGAGAAACTCACACAAGATACAGGGTTCTGCAGCAGATTTAACAGTGTCAACCGAAAGAGCTGGTTTTACATTGGTTTATGTAGATGCGACTCAAGGTTGGCTATTAAAGGATAAATAATCCATGGCTACTTATAAAGAGATACAGGGCGAAGCAGTCGTTAACACTAGTACGGATATCACTAGCGAAGGACAAGTATTTTATAATACTCCAGGTAATGCTTTTAAAATATCCACAGCAACTCCTTCTACAGGAGTTTGGGCAACAGGTGGAAATCTGACTACAGCAAGATATCAACTAGGAGGAGCTGGTACACAAACAGCAGGACTCGGGTTTGGAGGTAATCCACCAACAAGTGGTAACAATGCTACTGAAGAGTATGATGGTTCAAGTTGGACAAATGGTGGAAATTTAGGAACTGCAAGACGTGCAGTTGAAGGAAACGGAACTCAAACCGCAGGCCTAGCTGTTGGTGGTCACCCAGCCCGAACAGACACTGAAGAGTATGATGGTTCCTCATGGACATCTGGTGGAAGTTTAAGTGCAGGAAGAAAAGAAGGAGCAACAGGTGGAACACAAACTGCAAGTTTTTATGGAACTGGTCAAGTAACAGGAGGTGGTCACCCAGGACAAACTGAAGAATACGATGGCTCTTCATGGACTTCAGGTGGAACTATGGGAACAGGAAGATATGGACCAGGTGGAACGGGAACTCAAACTGCTGGATTAGCCTTTGGCGGAGCTAATAACAGCCCATATAGTGTATACACTAACACCGAAGAGTATGATGGTTCCTCATGGACAGCAGGCGGAGCTTTAGGAACAGCTAGATATGGTATGGCACCTGCTCAGAATGGAACACAAACTGCAGCTTTATCTGCTGGTGGAGCACCTGGAGCAACTGCTATAATTGCAACAGAAGGGTATGATGGATCAAGTTGGTCAACGTTAGCTAATTTAGGAACGGGAACATATCGTCTTGCAGGCGCTGGCACACAGGCGGCGGGATTAGCTTTTGGAGGTGGTCCAGCTCCATCTGTTAAAAACACAACTCAAGAATTTACAGGTCCTAATGTGGCTCAAATAGAAACAATAGACGTAACTTAAGGAGGAAAAACTATGGCAACATATCAATATTTAACAGCGAAAAATTGGGGAAAAGGATTTATTACGAATAAAGACAGTATTTCTTTTTCACCTTCAGCGTTTCCTGGTAATGTTTGGAGAGTGCCTGCTAACAACAGAAAAGCAAACGCTTGGATTACAGAAGTTTTAGGTGTAACTAAAACTAGAGATGAAGCCCAAGCTATTGTGGATGCAGAAGTACAAGCTGCTCAAGCTGAATACGATGCATTGACTGAAGAGCAAAAAGCAGAGCGTAACAGACCAGAGGACATAACATTAGAGGAATAACATGGCATATAAATATTGCGTGGCTGTAAACTCAGGAAAAGGTTTTATAAACGCTAGAGAGCGTATGGAGTTTTATTTGTCTGGACATCCCGGAGATGTATGGGTTGTTGAAGATAATTTATATGGCAACGCTTGGATTGCAAGAAATAAAGGTGTTGTTAAAACAAAAGAAAATGCACAAGCGATCGTGGATGCTAAAATCACAGAAGATCAGTCTGCTTATGATGCTTTACTTGAAGAACAAAAATTAACAAGACCTAGACCAGAAAGTGTGGTATTAATATAATATGTCAACTTATAAAGGTATAAAAGGATTTAAAGTACAATCGCTTACAGCGGACCCGGTCCCTGCTATTGCAGGTTGGTCTTCTGGTGGAAGTATGAATACTGGAAGACGTGAATTAGGAGCTGCTAATCAAGCACCTGGACACGAGGCAGGATTAATTTTTGGTGGGTATAAATCACCAGCTGGTCCTACTAATGCAACAGAAGAATATGACGGAACGTCTTGGACAGCCGGTGGTAACATGACAACTTCTAGACAAAGATTAGCTGGTGCTGGAACACAAACTGCAGGATTAGCTTTTGGCGGTGGTTATCCTCCAACAAATCACGCTGAAACTGAAGAGTACGATGGTTCATCTTGGACTAACGGTGGAAACTTAGGAACAGCTAGAGGAAGATTAGGAGGGTCAGGAATTCAAACTGCAGGATTAGCTTTTGGTGGATCTACTGTGGCCGAGCCCCCTTCAAAAACAGATGCAACAGAAGAATACGATGGTTCATCTTGGACTGCCGGTGGGGCTTTGTCGGTGTCTAGATTTATGTTAGGTGGCGGAGGAACGCAAACAGCAGGGATAGCTTTTGGTGGTAATACAAACCCACCTCCAGCAAGAACAAACGCAACCGAAGAATATGGTGGCACAAGTTGGACAAGCGGTGGAAATTTAGGAACAGCAAGGTATCTATTATCAGGAGCAGGTTCTCAAGATTCAGCGATAGCGGCTGGAGGAAATGATGGAAGTGAGACTGCAGCATGTGAATTATATGACGGAAGTTCTTGGTCAACGACTGCAAGTTTAAGTGCAACAGCATCTTATGCAGCAGCCAGCGGATCAAGTAATGAGCAGGCCTTAAACATGGGTGGTAACGCTTATAAAACTGCCACAGAAGAATTTACTAATTTTCAAGAACCAAATGTTTTTAGAAATATTGGAGATGGTTTTTACAATAACACAGAAAAGAAATTTAAATTTGTAGCTGAAGGAGCCCAATCTTGGGCAACGGGAGGAAGTTTATCAGATGCTAGATATGGATTCTGGGCAAGTTTTGGTTTACAAACTGCAGCAGTGGCTTGTGGTGGCGCTGACTCACCAAATGAATTTTTTGCTACTACGGAAGAATACAATGGAACTTCGTGGGGATCCGGTGGTAATATACCAACCGCTTTAGGAAGTGGTGGTTCACTTGGAACACTGACAGCAGGTTTTGGAGCTGGAGCCTATAGATTTAGTCCAGCAGCTAGAATATCAGACAGTTATGAATACGATGGGTCTTCTTGGACATCGGGTGGGTCGTTATCTACTCAAAGAATTAACAGTATGGGATTTGGAACACAAACAGCTGGAGCTGTTTCTGGTGGATCAAATCCAAGTAACACTATCCTTGGAGATACAGAAGAGTATGATGGCTCTTCTTTTAGCAGTGGTGGGGCTTTGGCAACATCAGTTAGAAATGGAGGTTCAGCTGGAACTCAAACAGCTGGTATAATTTTCGGTGGAACGACTGGATCAGTTTCTGGCGTAACACAAACTTATGATGGATCTTCTTTTTCAACTAATCCAGCGACTATGAATTTAGCAAGAGTAAGTTTCAAAAGCGGACTTAATGGAAGTCAAACTTCTACTGTGGCTTTTGGTGGTTCACCACCACAGACAAACGCTACAGAGGATTGGGATGGAACAACATGGACAACTTCAACAGCTCTACCTGCGACTGTACAAAGTAACGGTGGCGCTGGAACAGGAGCATCAGCTTTGTCTTTTGGAGGAACAAGCCCTGATAGAGCAGACACTTATGAATATACTTTTGCTGGAACAGCAGCGATAGAAACGGTAACAACGAGTTAATATGGCAACATACAAAGAAATAAGAGGAACAAACATTACAGCGGTAGACTCTGATCCTGATACTGCATTAGGTGAAATTTTTTACAATAATAGTGGTAGAGTTTTAAAAGGATTTCGTGTGTCTTCCGATGCTTGGGCGAGTGCTAACAATGCATCAACAGCAAGATACAATCTGGCTGGTACTGGAACTCAAACAGCGCAACTTTCATGCGGTGGACAACCAAACGGTAGCCAGGTGGTTAATACAGAAGAATACGACGGAACAAATTGGTCAAACGGCGGAGATTTACCTGTAGCAAAAAGAGCAAATGCAAGCTTTGGAACTCAAACTGCTGCTGTTAACGCAGCAGGTCTTTCACCAAATCCAGGTACATTTTATGATACATCAGAAGAATACAATGGTTCTTCATGGACATCTGGTGGAACCGTAACCACAGCAAGAGGAGGCCACTCTGCTTCTGGTATTTTGACTGCAGGATTAATATTTGGAGGTTCTAATGCACCAGGGAACCCTGGAAGACAAGATGCTACAGAAGAATATGATGGAACAAGTTGGACAAATGGTGGTGCTTTAAGCACGGCAAGATCTGTTCTTTCAGGTTCACCAAATGGAACACAAACAGCATCTTATGCAACAGCTGGTATTGGTGTTCCAGGATTTATAGCTGAGACAGAAGAATATAACGGAACGTCTTGGTCTGACGGAGGCGATGTAAACACTACTAGAGAGCAAGCTATGGGAGGTGGAACTTTAACTGCAGGTTTACTTTCTGGTGGTAACAATCCTTCAGGAACTTTGTCAGCAACTGAAAAATATGATGGAACAAGCTGGACAACTTCAGCAGCAAGTTTGAATACTGCTAGAGTTTTAGGAACTGGAGGCGGAACTCAAACAGCAGGTATTGTTGCTTTTGGTACACCACCTACCACAGCAGCAACAGAAGAATTTACGCTTGGATCAGTCGGAGTGGTAACCATTGATACTGATTAGTATTTGACTTTTATCTTATAAAAGATATAAAGAAATTAGAAATGAATAAAGAATATAGCAATATAAAACCTCTGATTGAAAAAGAAGAAGATCATCTTCATAATATTTTGCCAAAAGAAGACGTGGCAGAATTTAAAAACATGGTGGGTGAACTTAGAGATACTTGGACTAAAAAACAAATTTTTAGAACGGAGACAGAAGCTAGAATATCAGTATTACAAGATTTAAAATATCCAACAAAGGCTGCTAAGTATTGGCAGTGTGTTAGGGAACAAAATGTTTTTTTAGAACAATTAATGGAATTGTCTTTTAGATATAGAAGAGACGCAGCGAAAATAAAAAGACTTAAGAAAAAAGTTCAAGAAGAAACAAACGAGTATAAAAAAGAGTTATATCAAATTGATCTTGATGAAAAAATATTTAACCAAGCTAGCGCTGAGTTAGTTGCTAAAGATAGAATGAGAGAATTAAAAATGTGGTCTAAACTCAAGAAAGAATTTAATGATGGTAGCTTTGATACTAAAGATGTTAACACACATCAATTAGAATCTTATGGTAAGATTATGCAAAACAAAGCTAAAACTTTAACTGAAGGATCTTCTCAACCTGAAGTATTTAATGTTGTAGGTCAATTAGAAACAATTAAAAGAGTTAAGAAAGATGGAGAACTGGCGCACAAACCTAAAAAAGAAATTTCAAACAAAGAAACTTTTTACACGAGACCAGAATAAGAAAATATTTTTTCTTATGGCTATGCCAAGGTCAGGTAATACTTTGCTTGCTTCTATTATAAATCAAAATCCTAAAGTAGCGTGCACTGCTAATTCAATAACTTTAGAAATTATGAAAGTTATTTATCTTTTAAAAGAAGACGAAACTTTTAAAAATTATCCTGACCACAAATCTTTAAATAATGTTTTAAGTTCTGTGTTTCAAAATTATTACAAAGATTGGCCACAAGATATAATTATAGATAGAGGGCCTGCTATGACTGATGGTAATTTAATGTTGCTTCGAAAACATTTAGGTCAGCCTGTTAAGTGCATTGTTTTGTGGAGAGATCTATTAGATGTTCTTGCTTCATATATTAAATGGTTTGAAAACGAACCTACAGCTTATCCTAATGGCTATGGTAAAACTATTGAAGAAAAATTATTTAAATTAATGAGTGATGAGGGTTCAATTCCAAAAGAATTAAAAAGTATACAAAATGCAATGAAACCAGAAAATCAAAAACACTGTTTTTTTATTAGGTATGAAGACTTAGTTAAAGAACCTGAGCCAACGATACGAGGTATCTATGAATTTTTAGAAACAGATTATTATCCCCATCGTTTTGATTCTTTAGATCAATTTAATTTAAATGGTATAGCTTATAACGATAATGTTGTTGGTAGAAATTTACATACGATAAAAACAGAATTAAAATTAGAAGAAAACCCTTATAAAAAAATGATACCTCAAAGTATTATTAATAAATATGGACATATAAGATTATGAGAATATTAGTATTTGGTTTACCAGGATCTGGAAAGACAACCTTTGCAAGACAGCTGTCTGCAGGACACGCTTACTTTAATGCTGATGAAGTAAGAAAGATGTTTAATGATTGGGATTTTTCTGAAGAGGGAAGAACAAGACAAGCTCAAAGAATGGGATGTTTATCCTCTCTTGTAGATGGTCCTTGTGTTGTAGATTTTATTTGTCCGTTTGACGAAGACAGACTTGAGTATGATGTAAGAGTTTGGATGAATACAATTAAAAAAGGTAGATTTGATGACACGAATAAAATGTTTGAAAAACCAGCGCATTGTCATTTTGAGATTACAAACTTTGATTATCAGAATATAATAAAGGAGATTCGTGATAAATTACAATAAACCTACAGCTCAAATGCTAGGAAGATATCAACCTTTTCATGATGGTCATTTTGAGTTGTTTAAAAAAATATTAGAAAAAACAGGTCAAGTTGTAATTATGGTTAGATCCTGCACAGGTGAAAAAAATCCATACCCTTTTAAAACTGTAAAAAGAAAAATAAATAAAAAGTTAAGGCCATATTATGGTAAATACATAATAATAAGAGTTCCAAATATTACAAACATATGCTATGGTAGAGATGTTGGATATGCGATAGAAAAAATATCTTTACCTGAAACAGTAGAATCTATATCCGCAACAGAAATTAGGAAGAAAAATGAAATTTAAATATATTTGGTTGGGACAATCTATTTTAAAATTCGAAGTGCCCTTAGATATTTTTACCGCTATTAATCAAGTCTACGAAAAAAATTTTAATAAATTACACAAAGCCAACAAACAATTAGTGGGTAAAATTGAAAATGAACACTCATTGTTTTATGATGGAGTTGAAACTGACAAAATGATGAAACACAACATGTTACCTAGAAATGTATTAGAGTGGTTTAAATCTGTTTATGGGTTTTATTTAAAAGCAAATAGAGTAACGGACTATGAATTAAAACTTATTTCTATATGGATTAATGAAATGAAAGATAATGAATACAATCCCACTCACGTTCACCAAGGAGATTTATTTACAGGGCTTTCATCTGTGATGATTTTAACTCTACCTTCACATTATGGAAAAGAATATTCATCTGAAAACTCTCCATTAAATGGAGCATTACAAATAATGGGTAATGCTAATGGGCAGTTTGCTAATGTTGATTATACGCCTAACGTAAAAGTTAGAGACTTTTACGTTTTTCCTTATGACGTAAGACACTGTGTATATCCATTTAATTCTACTAATCAAACAAGAAGAACCCTGGCCGCAAACTGTGATGTTAAATATGACCCAATTAGACATAGAGGTGCAAATGATTAAAAAAGAACCTTATTGGAAATCATATATTGTTGAAACAACAACACCAATTTTTACACCAGAACAATGTAATATTATTTCTAAAATTGGAAGATCTATGCCACCACAAAATGCACACGTTGGAGGAGGACAGGAAAAAATTTATGATACTAACACAAGAGTATCACATATTAGTTGGATCCCATTTGACAACCCAGAAGCTGTACACATGTATAAAAAATTAGAGGACACTCTTTGGATGACTAACAAAAGACATTTTGGTTTTGAAAATATGCAGATAAACGAACAAGCACAATATACTGAATATCCTGAAGGTGGTTTTTATGGTTGGCACATGGATATGGATGTTAACATGTCAAAAGAGCCCCCTGTTAGAAAAATATCTATGACCTTAGTCCTATCTCCTGAACACGAATTTGAGGGCGGTGGTTTAGAAATTTATAAACCAGGAAACATTATAAAACCAAAACAAGGTCACGCTATATTTTTTGCTAGTTTTATAAATCATAGAGTTATTCCAGTAACAAGAGGAATAAGAAAATCTTTAGTTATGTGGTTTGGAGGAGAGCCCTTTAAATGATTAAATTAATTGATAAGATTATTAAGTGGCATCAAGACAGAAATCTTATAAAGGGAAGTACAGATCAAGCTCAACTTTTAAAACTTATAGAAGAGCTGGGTGAACTTAGTAACTCTGTTTGTAAAGGAAAAGATATAAGAGACGATCTTGGTGACATGATGGTTGTTATGATTAACATTATGAAAAGAAATAATTTAACCATGGAAGAGTGTTTAAGTGTTGCCTATGAAGATATTAAAAATAGAAAGGGTAAAATTGTAGATGGAGTTTTTGTTAAATGATGAAAGCAGCTTTTTTTCCAACTTTAATTTACGCAAAAGATTTAAAATTAGATATTAAACTTTTTGAAAAAACGATTGTAGAGTGGTCTCAACAAGACCCAGGTGTGCAAAAAACTAATGTAAAAGGTTGGCATAGTCAAACTAACATGTTTGATATACCCGTATTCAAACCCCTTGTAGATGAATTGTATCAGATGCAACGTGAGATTTACAATGAAGAGTTTTTAAATGGAGAACCTAGATTAGGTAATATGTGGGCTAATATAAATTATAAAGATAGTTTTAATAAGTCTCATGTTCACGCGAATAGTTTTTTTAGTGGTGCCTATTACATTAAAATTCCTGAAAATTCTGGACAAATAAAATTTAATGATCCTAGAAGTGGACCAAAATATCTTATTCCAAATAGAAAAAAAGGGCCTTTGCCTGAACATCTATGGACTGAGGTTCACGTACAACCTGTTGAAAACAGAGTCATTATGTTTCCAGCATGGTTAGAACATTTAGTTGACCTTAACCAGTCGAATGATACAAGAATATCAGTAAGTTTTAATTTTACACAACATGGACTCTTTTAAATATAAAATTATAAAAAAAGCAGTATCTTATGAGTTAGCAAACTTTTGTTATAATTATTTTTTACTTAAAAGGGATGCCGTTTCTTTTATGTATAAGAATAATATAACAGCAGAAAGTCCCATACTTGGAAGATGGGACGATCCACAAGTTCCTGGAGCATACTCCCTGTATGGAGATTTTGTTATGGAAACTCTTCTTATGAAAGTGCTACCTGTTATGAAAGAAAAAACGGGAATGGATCTTATTCCAACATATTCTTACGCTAGAGTCTATCAAACGGGCTCTGAATTAAAAAGACACAAAGACAGACCTAGTTGTGAGATATCTACAACATTAAATCTAGGTGGAGATCCATGGCCTATATTTATCGATCCTACGGGGTCTAACAACGTCATAGACGAGTATAAGAACATACATAAGCCCGGAGCCCCTCCAGGTGTTGAAATTACACTAGAACCTGGAGATATGTTAATGTACTCTGGGTGTGAGCTAGAACATTGGAGAAAGCCTTTTGAGGGTAAATTATGTGGCCAAGTGTTTCTACACTATAACCACGCAAACGGAAGGTTTGCAAAGTCTAATTTGTATGATAAAAGACCTATGTTGGGTCTTCCCAAATAACGTTGAATATCAACGCAATCTAATATAATCTGGAGGTCTATGCTACAAAAGATAGGGTTTGCGCCTGGAATCAACAAACAAATTACTGCAACAGCTGCTGAAGGTCAGTGGATAGACTGTGATAATGTTCGTTTTAGATACGACACACCTGAAAAGATAGGTGGCTGGTCACAGCTTGGGGCCGATAATGTCACTGGTGCTGCAAGAGGTATGCATCAGTTTATCAATAGTCAAAGTATTAAGTATTCCATTATTGGAACAAATAGAATTTTATACGCTTATTCAGGTGGTGTGTTCTACGACATACATCCAATCAAATCTACAAATACGCTTACTAACGCATTTAGCACAACGAATGGATCAACTGAAGTCACTATAAATTTTTCTGGTGATCATAACATACAAGCAGGGGATATAGTTTTATTAGATAATTTTTCAGCTATCACAAATTCAAATTTTGGTGCATCAGATTTTGATGACATAAGGTTTATGGTAACAACAGTGCCATCATCGAGCACAATTACTATTACGATGCCATCTAATGAAACAGGATCTGGTGCTACACAATCAGGTGGTATTAGAGTTAGACATTATTACAGTGTTGGACCAGCTGTTCAAGCACAAGGACTAGGTTGGTCACTTGGAACTTGGGGCGGAGAAGCTGTAGGATCATACACTACAGTTTTATCATCAGACATAGATGCGTCTACAACGAGCATAACTGTAAATGATGCATCACAATTACCAAGTTCTGGAACTAACTTTATAAAAATTGGAACAGAAGAAATATCTTACACAGGTATATCTACAAACACACTTACAGGTGTATCAAGAGGTGTACGAAACACAACTGCAGCATCACATACGGCAGGAGACACTGTTACAAATACATCTGACTTCGTAGCTTGGGGTGAGGCAGCATCCGGTGACTTAGTATTGGAACCTGGATCATGGTCCTTAGATAATTTTGGTGATAAAGCGATTTGTCTAATCGCTGATGGTGAAGTTTTTGAATGGGACTCTGCAGCAACAAATGCTACATCTAATAGAGCAACTATTATTTCAGGTGCACCTACAGCATCAAGACACATGCTAGTATCAACACCAGATCGACACTTAGTATTCTTTGGAACAGAAACAACGATTGGTGATAAAACCACACAAGATGATATGTTCGTAAGATTCTCGGACCAAGAAGATATTAATACTTATACACCTACAGCAACTAATACAGCTGGTACACAAAGACTGGCCGACGGATCACGGATCATGGGAGCTATTAGAGGTAGAGATGCAATCTATGTATATACAGATACAGCTTTGTTCTTACAAAGATTCGTAGGTCAACCATTTACATTTGCTTTCGTACAGGTCGGAACAAACTGTGGACTAGCAGGTAAGAACGCAGTGGTTGAGGTAGATGGTGCAGCATACTGGCTATCTGAAAATGGTTTTTTTAAATATGCTGGTGCACTTGAGACACTGCCATGTTTAGTAGAAGATTTTGTTTATGATGATATTAATTTAGATTCTGGTAACCAAATGATTACAGCAGGTCTTAATAATTTGTTTGGTGAGATCATGTGGTTTTATCCATCTGCAACTTCAGGTGTGGTTAATAAGATGGTTTGTTATAATTATCAAGACTCATCACCACAAAGACCAATATGGACAATCGGAACATTAGCTAGAACCGTTTGGAAAGACTCTGCAATTTTTGGTAAACCTCATGCTTTAGAGTATGATGCAAATAGCACAGAGCCTGCT